GCGCATGTATCAATGGCAATTGCGCCATCAATTGATGCACTCCCACGCAATGTTGGCGTTCCGCAAAATGACGGTAAATGTAGGGTTGAATCGACTTTAACGCGCTTCATTTGGTAACCTTGGGCGGTCATGGGTGTATATTGCGAAGGTTGCGCAAATGCGCCCAAAAATGCAAATAATAAAACGACTAATAATTTATACTTCATCGGCTGTAATTGTTATTGTACCCGTTCCGGTAAATGATGCGTTAAATGTTACGATATTATCAAAACTTGAAACCTCATTTATTGACGTTAAATAAACCGTGCCTTGTTTCTGCAAATAACTCTGTGGTGTTGCATTGTCAACCTCGTAAAATGTTACAATTAACGCGGTGCCATTAATTAAAAACTCATAAAGATTATTTACACCCCACGTTGTGCCGGATGTAGCAATTAATGCCAACCCTTCAATGCTACCGGTAAAACCAATGGCGGCGGGTTTATACGTCCTAAATACGCCCGTGCCCGCTCCGCTTGTTTCGATTAATTCGCGAGTTATATCAAACGTAATTGCGCGTGCGCAACCAACCAATTGATCCGTTCCATCATCCAATTTTAAAATCGCATCAATACCACGGATTAAACCCATTTTTATTGCTTTATATCGTAAATATACGTAAAATTATAAATAGTTGAATCCTCAAAATTGCTGAAATCGCACCACGGATCAACCAATTGTTCAAACATTGCCCACAAAGTAAAATCAATGGCCTCGTTGCGATAATCAATTGAAATACTACCAAATAACATAATATTGCTATTATTGTATGCGGGATCGTCAAAATAAAAGGATGATAAATTTGTAATTATTCTATCAAAAGAATTAATTTTCAACAACGTACCATTGTATTTATACCATGGTTTGCGGAAATTAAATAATTGTTCTTTAACGGTGTATTCGCCCAATGAATTAAAAACCCGATTGGCTTGTGTGTACGTTAATAATCCGCTTTCCGGAAATGGACTAATGTTTGTAATATCTGCATTCAACCCAATAATATTTGTGCCGGTTATTTCATCGTAACTAAAACTTGTAACCCTATATTCCGCATCCCACCCCTCGGGAAAATCGGATAATGTAATATACTCTTCAACTACCAATTCAAGATTGCAACCATTATAATAAATAACATTTGGAATTTCTGGATCAACTGATAATGTAACCGGTATTGTAAATGGCAAACCGCTTTTTATAATAACTTTATTTCCTAATTGTTGGATTCCATTAACAATTTGATCAGTAAATAATGCACCTCGAATTATTCCCGATGGTGCAATATCCATTGATAATTCAGTTGATAATGAATTTTTAATTGTTGCCGTTTGTGTTTGGTTGTGGGTATGGCCAATAATTGTTTTATTGCCTATATATACTCCCGTTGTTGTTATTTGAATGTTTTGGTATTGGCTTTGGTTTCCAATTGTTGAATCTAATTGCGGGAAATAAAAATAAAATTTACCATCGTCAGGAATAACAAACTCTTTTTCAAAAGTATGCCATTGGTTGAAATTATCCCCTGCATCTACAAAGGATTGAACTATTGGCGATGAACCATAAAAAGTTAAATCATCACGTAAATAATTTTCATTTGTACCATCAAAATAAACTATTAAAAAGTATTCACGATATGTTGGCCCCGGAATACTAATGGATGTCCTAAAATCAAAAGAAAATTTAATTTTTGAACCTTTGTTTATTTCCAATGCCTCACTTTTAACCATCCGTGCCTGGTTAAATGGTGAATAATCATAAATTATTAATGCCCTTCCAATTTCTTTATTATCTGCATCTTTTGTTATTCTAAAATACGCATCGGATGATGGCGGATTGGCTAACGATGTATAATATTTTAAATCATAATCGCTAATTGTATTTGATCCGCTTACAAATGTTGTTCGTAAATTTCCTAAATCTTGAAAATCTGTATTTGGAATTAACGATGATTGTTGATTATAATTAAATGTTTCATTTAAAAATTTATAAGGTCTTACAATTGATTTTATTAAACCCGTTGCAATGTCATTTTCATTTATACTAAACAAATCATTTCCGTAATATAAACCAGTATTTGTAAATGTATTATCGTATACATACCCAATTAATGAAAATGCCGGATCTGTACCCGCTTGTTTGCGGTTAAAATATTCACCCCAACGCACAATGTACCATTCACCTTTTGATTGAAAACATGTTGCATTGAAACGCCTCATAATTTTTTCTAATACAACATAACAATCATCCCAACTTTCGTTATTTTGGAATGTACCACCTTTTATAAATGTGCTATCTAACCAACGTTCGGTTGTTGCATCCTGCAAATACAATTGAGAAATAACATTTAACCCGCAATCAATATTGGTACTTTTTAAACACAAACGTACCAATGTTAATAATGAAACATAACCCAAAATATCTAATGGGGTTATAAAAGTAATATCGGCATTTTCTGCCGGATCTAATATACTTCCATTGTATGCGGGTGTTGTGTAAATTTTATAAACATTATTAATATAATCATATTCCAACAAATTGCATGTAAATGTACCATTGTATAAAGTTGTGCCCGCAATTGTAAATTTTTGCCCTGGTTGCAACCCACTAACTTTTGGATCAGTTGTATTAAATGAACCGCCATAAACACCCGCCGAAATACTAATATTTGTTTCTGTAACCGGTGTGCCTAAATTTTGAGCTGCTTCATTTAATGTTACACCTTTTAATGTGCCTAAATTATCCGTTGCAACAATCTTTATTTCATGTGCATATTCAACCACAATTTCCTGACAATCATCTTGCAAAATATAACCACGAAATAAACATTGTTCGGTATCAACACGAATAAACTCTAAATAAAATTCATCATCCGCCTCACTATAAAAATCCTCTAATGAAATGGTGCCATCATTTAAAATGCCAACGTTTAATGTGCACCCTTTTATTGGCTCCATTGGGTTATCATCCTGCCATTCCTGGATGCATGCGTTGGCGGTCAATGTTATTTCACTCGTTGCACCGTCGTAATCCTTTTTGTAAATATTCAACCGGTAATTTAACGGCTCCGCTGAAATAGTATTAAAATTTGCAAAATAAATTAATCCGTATGGCATAATTATGTTGTGCGGCCGTATGTCTGGCCGTATTTTTTATTACTGAAATAAATATCTTGGCCGCGTAAAACTCCAAACACTTCAACCGCGCCCGCAATACCGCCCATCATTGATGCGGTTTGTGCGGCGGGTACAACCTGGCTACCACGCGGCAAATTAATTAATTCCGGCCCACGTTCACCAACCAACGCAACGCCGCCCGGTGCATTACGCGTACCAACGGCAAATGCTTGCTTTTTGCCTAATTGGCTACTAATAACAGAACCCAACGCAATCAATGCAATGCCCGCAAAAATTGCCGTTTCAGGACTTAATATTAAAGATTGCTTTATTATTTTTAATAAACCCGCGGTTGTTACCAAATATTTTCCCAAATCCTGCAACCCGCCACCAATTATTTTAAAAATGCCATCAAAAAAATCACCTAATGTTGCTGTACCACTTAATGCATTTCCAATTGTTTCACCTAACAAAACCCCAATATCTGCAAACGATGATCCCAAAATTTCGTTTGCTCTTTCTCCAAATTCAATAATACTTTGAAACGCTGGGCCACCTTCCGGTATTTTATCATCAAACTTGGGGAAAACTCTAATTTCAATACCATCCTTTGCAATTGATTTTTGCAAATCCTTTATTGATTCCGATTTGAATAAATTTTTATCACCCTTAAAATCAAATAATGATTTTTTAAATTTCCTATTTTCTAAATCTAATGCCTTACTAATTTCGGATGCGTCCGCCAATAATTTTACAATTATTTTACTATTCGGATCAACATTGAAATCGGATATTAATTTTTTTATCGCACCTTGAATCAAAGTAATTTGATCTTGCAATGTGCTTATATCCAATGCCTTTGATATATTTTGCTGATCCTTTAAATCCTCATTTAGTTTAGCTAATACAGATGCAATTGTTTCAACATCCTTTTTTTTCTGTATTGCATCCCTTTTTTCTTCTTCCGTTGCGGCTCTATTTTCGGCGGCGGCTAAATCACGTTCCTTTTGCAGATTTTTTTCTGCCTTTTGTAAATCTAATAATGATGCGGCCGCTTGTTTGGCTGTATTAATTAATGCCTGGTCGGCTTTGCTTAATCCGCTAATTAAATCGGCGGGTATTTGCTCTAAATTTTGGCCGTATGTGCCGGCTAAATCCCGCGCCTCTTTTGATGCTTTACGTGTAAAATTGCTAAATGCAATACCGCTTAATTCATACGCTTTTTTTACCGCGTCTTGTGCTTCAACTAATTGTTCGGATGTTGTAATAAAACCCGCTTGCCTGGTTAATTGGCTTGCCTCTGTACCCGTAAAACGTGCCCGAATATTTATATCATTTAACCTTTGCGCCGCTTTAACTGATGAAGTAAAATTATCAAAATCAATTTTTATGCTTTTTATATCACCTTGCAACTTTAAAATTGATTGGTCCAATTGTTTGGTCTTGTCGCTACTCTTAAACAATTCATCGCCAAACGTAACCAATAAAGATGATGCAACACCAACCGCCAAACCTAAACCCGCGGGGCCGCTTAATGATGATAACAATGATTTAAACGCACTCCCGGTGCTGCCCGTTTCCGCTTGCAATCGTTGGAATGATTCTAACAACGGGTTAATGTTGTTAGCAATACCAATGAATCCAAACGGGGCATCCTGGGCAACCCTTGACAAGTTAACCAATGATTGTGTTGCCGCTCCGGATGTTTGCGATAATTTCGGCATTTGGCCACTCAAACCGCCAATTTTTTGCTCTAATAACGAAATATTGCGCTGCAACGTTGTAATTTCTTTAACGTCCGTAGCTTTTGCCAACGCCTGATTAAATTTCTTTAACTCATTTTGCGCTGCTATCAATTCGGCGGTTAGCTTTGAACTATCCGCCCCCAACGTTATTTTTATTTCCTCTGCCATTTATTTTACTTTTATGTTGTGCCGTGCCATTATTTCGTTATAACGTTCTTTTGTCATTGGCTCAACTTTTTTAACCTCTTTTTTATCATCCGCTTCCATCGGCCAAAACTTGTTTATATCCCCCAACGCTTTTGTGCCAACCATACTTTCAGCAATGCGAAAAGCGGCAAAACGAATTACAAAACTCTTTTCTTTTTGCCGCTCCTGGTATCCCTCAAATGCGGCGTAAAATTCCATTGGTAACGATGTGTAATAATCGTACGCCGTCCATCCTAATTTGCCCAATGCAAATTTTAAATTCTCATACGCCCGTTCCCTTATGCTTTTTTTTTCTCCTCAATTTCTTTGCCCTGCTTAATTAAATCCTGCCATACCTGCGTTTCATTCAATGTTTTGGTAATGGCTCCGATTGTTTCAGCTTTATTTGGCAATGCATCAACCCAATCTGTAACCTCTTCAAATGTATGGTTGAACTCTTCGCGCTTAACGTACGCATTGCCCTTTAAACCGCCAAATACAACCGCATAAAAAAAACCCATACTTGTTGTATTATCGTTATACATACTCATTAATTCAATGGCCAACTGATTAAACTTTAAACCCCTTTGTTGGCCACCAATTTCAATTTGCAAATAACTCATTGTTTGTTTTATTTAGGATTAAAAATATCTAATTGCGATAATGTTTTCCGTTTGTGTTTTTAAATAATTATTTGGCGGATCAACTACAAAAACACCAGGTGATAAAATACTAATATTTACACCACTACATGTAACATCACTTGTTTCTGTACTTGAATAATAAACAAAACTATTTGAACTACCAGTTAAATCAAACACGGCGGTTAAATCACCCGCATTATTCAACGCTTCAATCACTTCATTTTGTGTTGGTAATTGCCATTGAACGCCGTATGTATCCCGGATATAATTTGCCGCAATTGTTGGTGTAGAATCGGCCGCAACAATTGTGTTTGTGTTTGCGGTTGCAAATCCAATTTCATTTGCATACGCGCCGCACTCAAAATTATTGCAACCGTATTCGTAACGGTCAATATTAGGTGTACCAACTTGTTTAACTACATATCCATGATCACCCGATTCATCCAAATATGCAATATATCCATCCAATAACGATTGCCCAATATAAAATGAATAGGTTGATATTGACGGGGTGCCGTAACATTGTATGGTGCCCGTAAATGTGCCTACATTATCAAATGCGTATGTGCTTGATAACTCCGATAAGAACCCAATGCCGCTTTGCACTTCATCGCCCGTTTTTGGTATGGCGGGTGAAATTTCAAATGTAATGGCAGATTCGGCGCGTAAAAACGTGCGTAAATCCGTGCCGCTAATTTTGCCGCCGTCGGGATCTTGCAAATGTTGCCCCTCAAAACTAAAACTAATTTCGAGCGATCCCGGCGATTTATCCGGACCGCATGCGCTTGACGCATCAACAACGGTAACCGAATCATTGGATGATACGGATGTTAAACACACAACCGTATCACCATTGATTTTTAAAATATAATCACCCCCCGCAACTTTGTGTTCGGCCATAATATTAATCGTAAATTGTTAACGATGGTGTGCCGTACGGCTGTAATGTTAATGTAAATGTGCCAACGGAATCAAACGCGTATGTGCTTGACAACTCCGATAAATATCCGGTGCCCTCTTCTATTTCATCACCAATTTGCGGCGTTTCCGGTGCAATCTTAAATCCAATGGTTGTTTTGTTACGCAACAATTGACGGAGTGATGTACCGCTAATTTTACCGCTGTTTGGATCTTGCAAATGTTGCGCCTCCGCACTATATGATAATTCTAATGTACCAGGTGATTTGTCCGGACCGCATGCGCTTGACGCGTCCACAACGGTAATTGAATCACTTTTACTTACTGATGTTAAACACACAACCATGTCGTATGATGTGCCGCCCGATGGATCAATAAACATCAACATTGTACCCCCGGTTACTTTGTGCTCTGCCATTTTTTTATTTGTTTTTTAATTAATAAATATATCTTGTTTGAATACTAACACTCTGCTAATATACACTTTTCCGCCCATTTCACCAATACGCTCGGTGCGGTCTGTTTGTACGCTTAAATTTAGCATTTGCAACCCATCCCCCGTTAAATCTAACACGCTTGTGCTCGTTGGTTTTATTGCCTCTAATATTTGCCCCGTTGCTTCATTAAGTAGCTTTGAATTGTTGTATTTATATTCCCAACTATGTATTGAAACTTGCAATGTTGTGTTTACATCGCTTGAATTATCGGTACTCGTTTCAATGCTTGTTGCGTCCGATAATACAACATAAATTTTATCCTTTATATCGTCCGGCTCTTCGCCTTCATACACGGGCAAATCCAATGCGCTTATTACATTGTAATACGCAACCATCAATGCCGTGTTTATATCTTTCATTTAAAAATGTTTTTAATATCCTTTACTAACAAAGGTAGATTTTTATTTACAGATGGGTATAAAAACGGCTTTGGCCTTATACCATCCCGCAATATTTTTTTATAGGTAAAATATATATGCGATGGCTCCAATCCTTTGCGCCGCCCCCATGCTTGAATTGACTTCCAAAACTCTTTTGCCGTTCCCCCGCCGCCTTTACCCTTAAATGTTGCTGCATATGCTTGCCAATCATTCGGCAAGCTGCTAACATACTCCGCTGCAAATTTGCGGGTGCCAAATTCAATATATGCCGCATATTTTTGCGATGCAACAACCGATGCATTACCATTCCCATAAATTGGCGAAATGCTGCGTAATAATCCCCCTTCATCCGATGATTGCGATGATACCAACCGTTTTGCATCCGTTGCGGTGCGGTCGGCCCAATCATTCAATGCAGCTTGCACACCTTCCTGGGTGTCTTTGCTTAATTTATCAAACTTTTTTAAAACGGCATCCAAACCCTCTGCCTTTACGCTAAACATATTAATAGTATAAAATTGTTGCAACTTCGCCCGGCTCAAAATATGCACCCCAAACAAACGCGCCCGTTGTGCTATTATAATATACCTCTTTGCCCGTTGCGGGATCGGTAAATTTAACCAAATATTGCACCCCGTCTTTAAACGCACCAAAAACGGTTTTACCAATTAGTGTTATATCGGTAAATTCATATTCACCACCAACGGCGGTATAATTAAATACTTTTATGTTTCCGGTATCCATTGGTGCATCGCTGTTTATATTATCATCAATCTTTGTTGCATTTATAACCTCAAAACTCTTCGCGCCCTCATTCCTTAATTGCACGCTCGTAATCTTGTATTGCGCATTTTCATACATTAACACATCGTTGGACCTGGTCGGTCGTTCTTTCTCGTATCTAAACACTATGGTTGCGTCATACTCCCATTGGCGTTGTTGGCGATCATTTACGCCCGTTCCTGTTTGCGGGTTAACATCCGCCCATTTGGTCCATTCACCCGTCAAAACCGCCTCTAAACCGCCAAACTCATTTTGCGCGGTTGTATATCTTTTTACGGTTACCCGCCTGTTTAGTTTATACACGTTTAAAAGGGTTTAGTAACATTTTTGCAATCGGCCCCAATTGGTCAAAACGTTGGTTGCGTGGATCACTCACAAAATAAATTGATTGGCTGCGTTGGTCGTATAAATAATATATCTGGTTTAATAACGCGGTGCGTAATATTTCAGGCAAAACCGAATAACCCGCCAAATAATTGATGGTTAAATTATCATATTTTGGCCATGCCAACCGCACAAAATCATTGCCGCGAACCTTGTAATCAACATCGGCCACCAACGTAACACCCTCTTCATCCTCAACGCTTACAATTTCAACCATTGGTTGATAAGGTAAATAAATATCACCATTGCCATTGTTTACAACCGCGGTTACATCATGCGGTACAAATCCAACGCCCGTGTATGCTTCGCACATTTGACGCGCCGCAACAATCAATGATGTTATTAACGCATCATCCGTTGATATGTCAATTTTACAAAAGTTTTTGGCATCCGTTAAATTAACCGGCTCCGTAATTTCCCCGTCATTAAATTGAACATCCAAAACGCTATTATATGCAACCATATTTATTTATTTAAAAAACCCCACCCCAATTGGCGGGATGGGGTTTTATTATTTACTAACCTCTAAATTAAGCGGTGAAATCTCCGATGATTGCCGCGGTTGGTAACATCAAGTTGATATCTTCCAAACACTCAATGCGTGCGGTAATCAAATTGCGTTGGAAATTGTCGCTATCTTCCATTGCAAACTCAATTGTTACGCTTTCGGTTTCTACGCGCTCCAAATAATCTGCATCGAAAATCAACGCTTTGTCAGCCGGAACCCATGATGCAGGAACAACCGGTGTACCACCAATTACAATTGTACCATTTGGCAAAGATACAACTGATCCAGAACCCTGATAATATCCGTTGGTGTACAACAATTTGTTTAACGCTGCCAATTCTGTGTAATTCACCAAAACGTATGATGCATTAAAATTAGCTTGTTGTTGTTGTGCGATACAATCCAACAAATATTTCACGTTATCAGTTTCTGTGCTTGTTGGTGTATTTGCAGCACATGCAGTTGCAACGGCTGTGTAAAACGTGCTATTCTCAATTTTGTAGAAATCACGCGTTAACAAACGTGGTAATGTTGTTTGCATAAATGGCAATTGCTTTGCCATTTGTTTTGAGAAACGCGCAAAACCTGCGATGTAATCTTCAACAACTTTAATTTCGCTAAAATCGTAATCAATTTGGCCCTTTGTGTTACCTTCTGTTTGTACGGTGAATGCACCTTCGCCGCCTGTTTCACGGTATTGTACATACAATCCGGTTGGTGAAACGCTTGTTGGTATCAAATCACGCATGTTGATTTTCTGCGATGGCAGAATGGCTTGCGTTGATGAATAAGACGCTACACCATCACCGGTCAAATTGTTTGACAAGGTCATAGTACCAACCGCCTTTAATTCCATGCGGAACGGCTTACCTTTTTTCACGTTTTGGATTGCATCGAAATTTGCTTCCAAACCTTCTGCGAAAATTTGATTAAATGATTTGGTTTCTTTTGCAGAATTACCGGTTGATTTAACACGTGTTTGCAACATATCAAACGCTTTCAAAATAGCGGTTTGCTCACTTTTAAGTTTTGCAACTTCGCCGCTCATTGATTTAACCGCTTCGGCTGAATCGCCGCCGTCCTTAAATGATGCTATTTTTTCATCAACTTGTGAAATAACAGATTTCAATTGCTCTGCAATTTCACTCTTTGTTTTCTCATTGATCGAACTTTCAAGGGTGCTTTTTAACCCTTCCAATTCGCTCATTAATTCTTTTTTTTCCATTTTGGTTTAATTAATTTTTTAATAATTGTTTAAATTCACGAATGGCATCCAACACATCATTTTGCGGCACCGTGGTTTCAACCGGCGGTGTGCTACTCTTTATATCAATTACCAATTGCGCTAATTGTTTGCTATGTAATAATAACATCTCAATTGTTTCATCACTTGCATCCGTGTTACGGCAAAACTTTTCAATTGCGTTTGTGTGCGCAATCATTACATCAATATCACCCAATGACTTTAACCCCGTTATTGGTGTTAATGGATTGGCACCCCACGCCGTCAAACTTGAACCCTCGTATAACTTTAATTCTGTTATTTCATAATATCCTTTGCCTGGGTTTTTCATGTACTCTTCATAAGGTTGCATTTGGTTACGCTTCATTATACGAAATCCAATTGAATGCTCCGTTATCAATCCGCTTTCAACCATTTTTACAAAATCCTCACCCAAACGATGCGTACCGATTTGTGATTCATACGCCAACCCCGTTGAATCCTCTTTTAATGTCATTAATTTACCCAACGGTTGCGATGGATCATGATTCATCAAATGCTTAATGCGTGGTTGTGCGCTATTCGGCCCATTCTCTTTAATGCTCTTTTTAAATGCACCAGGGCGGATAATATCGCCGTCCGAATCCACATTATTAAAATGCGAAAAATAGCCGGTAACAATTCCCTTTTTACCGTCCACATCATTAATTGATGCGCCTATTGTGCCGTTTTTTATTTGATATATATTTTCCACGCTCATAAAGATACTAATTATTTAAATAAAAAAACTTTCGTTTTTAATCCTCAAAATCTGTGTTTATTTTTTCAAATACTATATCATTACCTTGGTTTGGCAATGGCTCGGTGTGTAAATTATCACCAACTATTATTTCATCTGGTATGCCATTTGGAAATGCAAAACACGATTTATCACCGAAATAATGAACACATAAAAAACAATTATCATTTATTGGCATAATCTTTAAGTTTTATAAAAAAGTTAAATAATGATTTTGGCATTTTTTCCGGTTCTCTGTAAAACATTACCAAAGATTCAGCGAATGTTTCGTGCAAATCCTGGTTGGAATATTTACTAATACTGAATCTTTCTGCATCTGTTAAATTCTTATATATATTCATATATTCATCCCGCATTAATTTTGCTTCATTTGTAAACTCCATTAACCGCGTTGCAGGGTTTATTGTGCCATATTTTGGCAAAATTAACCTTCTATTTATTAAACCCAATAATTGATCCTCTATTGTATGGCCCAATTCATGAATAAATAAATCCTCTAAAACTTCATTTTCTGTTCTATGCACCAAATAACGATCATAATTTAATGCATATTGTGTTTGTTTTATTGCTTTATTTTTTAATGCGGTTTTACTTGGATCTGTTATATCTTCAAATTGCTTTAATCGTTGTTCATATATTTTCTTATAATTAACCACATTATCATTAAAAATGCGCCTTATTTCATCCGGTGTGGTTTTTGATTTATTAAATTTAATTTCAATTCCATTACCCAAACCTAATGATTTTGAACCGCCTTTTAAATTCTGTAATGGCTGCAAATTAAAATCTGTTATAACACGTTTCATAATGTTATTGATTTTATTTACATCATTCACATTCATTCCGGAATAAGAAACATTTTTTGTAATACCGTTTTCTTTTGCCCAAATTTCAGCTTCTTTTATACTTCGTGCATTACTAATGCTTATAACATTTTGTTGCGGTATTGCTTCAATTGGTATTGGTTTTGGTGGTATTTGAAAAACTGGTAAATTATTAACTGGTTTTACATTACTCCTAATAATATTACCGTTTGCATCCCGTTTAGCTTTAAACGCCACAACACAACGACAATTAACAACCTCACCGGCGGGCACTTCCAAACCATTTGGTTGGATCCGCACACCCGGTTGCATCATTTTTACAATGCCATATTTAATTGAATTTATAGTAAACGGTTGATCATAATCAACAACCTTGCCATCCACTTGCCGGTGATCATGCCGCGTGCGGCTATCTTTTACCGCAATCCAATATTTATTTAATTGGTTACCGCTTTCCTGGGCATAAATCATTGCCGCCCCGTTTGCACTTGTTACGGTTTCCGTCCTGGCAATCCTTCGCGCCCTCATTGGTCCAAACTCTGGATGCTTAATTAACGCCGCTACTATTTCATCAAATGATGCGCCCGTTTGCGCCGCCTGGCTTAATACACGGATAATTATTTCACGGCTATATTGCGTCATTAAATTGGCATCGTTTAACAAATCCACGCCGTAATATTGCTGCATCAATTCTACAATCCGTGCATTAAACCCCATTTGCCCGGTTACAAAGTTATCATCCTGCTTTAATGCAATTTCACGTGTTGATGTGGCCCACTTTGGCCCAACGTATTTATAAAGATTAACCAACACATCATAAATCGGAAATGCCGGAATAGTTGCAACATCTCTACTCTTTATAAACGCGTCCAATTGTATGCGCAATGCTTTGGTAAAACGTGGCGTGTATTTCCGCTCCATTTGTTGTTGGAAATTATCCCAACGTTTCCAATAATTGTTTTGCTCCCGCTTTGTCATTGAACGTTTACATTAACATTTATTCCCATCCCGCCGCCCAACCTTTGCGCCAACATTTGTTTTACCTGCGCCCGCTTCCATTCCCATTGCTGTAACTTTGCTTTGCATGATGGTTTAGGTAATTGGAATAATAACACATCATCAATTTTGCGTTCCAATAAACCAACAATGTGTTGCGTTGAATTATCCATAATTAAACAATCCTTTGTTCTTCATAAACCGGCATATCTTCAACACCGCCGTTTAAATCAACCAATAATTGTTTGCCGCCGTCAATAATGATTTGATTCATCAACGGGTTGTCTATTTCCTCAAATTGTTGTATTTCGCGTTTCTCATTTGGCGTAATCCACCACATTGCGTTTAACGCGTCCGCCTGTGCTTTCATATCATCCTGCAATGCGGGTATTTCGCTGATATCAATTTCAATGGTCCGCTTTACGTTATCCATAAATTTTGGCAATGTTAACACGCCGTTTAATAACGCATCCCTAAACAAATAAATGTTTGGCAATATTGAATTGGTGTATAACATTTTTAACGCCGTGTTCATGTTATCATACGTTGATGCATCCGTGTTATTTAGCAATACTTCGGGGAACTTGTACGCGTTGCACAACTTTGTGAAATCTATCTTTTGTAACTCTACAACGTCCATGTCCGCCAACGGTAACCCCAATGGAATGTATCCCATTTCACCGCCCGCAAAATATGGTGCGCCTTTATTGCTCGAATTATGCAGATACTTTGCGAAATCGTTTTTACGTTCACCCAATGTTTCAATGGCAAATTCGTTTTTCTCGTACACGATACCAGGTATGCCGCCGTTTTGTATCTGGCCAACGCTTGCATCCATTCCCGCGTTTAAACGTGTAATGCGTTTGGTTAGCACTTGTAATGGCGATAAGCCACGAAATTGCAACCCGTTTGTTATGGTTGGGTTGTAATATTTAATGTGTATTATTTCATCCGTTGTAAACTTACCATCAAAACCAATATCAAAATAACGGTAACCAATAACGCGTTGCGGGAATGAATCGGTAACAATCACTTGGACATTTTGGTTATTTAATGCATGTAAATAAACTTTCCCCTGATTTGGTCCTAATTCAATTACTTCCTTATATAAAAACAATTCACCGGTTACGTAAAGGATGGTAAAATATTTTATTTTATCCTCATAACTGATTGAATCAATAAATTCAACAAACGGATCCGTATCCGGTAAATCCTGCATTGCTTTTAATCGGTAGTGTTTGCCCTGGATTGATTGTTGGCCGTGCGCCTTGTACCGCTTCATCATTGAATCATCAACGATTTGGTAACCATACATTGGAATACGCGCCGCCGTTTCACTTAAATAACTAATAATGCTGTACACATCATCAATGGTGCAATACTGATCTATATTTTCAACAACTTGCCATGATGGATAAATTGCCGTTGTGGCGTTTATCTGCATGCCTAAATACGAACGTTGCAACGCTTTAACCTGCGTTTCTAATTTCTTAATGGTTTTGGTGCTACCAAATAACCGGTCAATTATTCCCATATGCAAATACCATTTTAGGTTTTAATTCAAATATTTCCCGCATCATGAACATGTCCATTAAATCGGGTGAATCCCCGTTCAACTTTACTTTCATTTCATCTTTGCTAATCAAACGTAGTTTGCCGTCATAATCGGCTTTATCGCGTTTAATTGCTTTGCGCTCATGCATGAACCTTTGGCGGATATTCATCGTTGCATCATACATTTTATTTGCAACATGTTTGTTAACCTTTATTTGCCCATCTTCAACACGTCCGCCCATCCGGTAAAAACATTGCGCCTTTAAATTCATATAATTCTCTTTAATTAGCCGTCCGCTTGTTGGATCCTTTACACTATACGCCGATGCGCCACCATTAAATGGAACCGCGCCCCTTATAAACCCGTCAATGTAACTACCAACGCCATCACTATCATAACAAATATAACGATTATCTACCGAATATTTATTTGCCATGTTTTGTATCAAATCAATCACCTGTTTGCCGTCCGATTTATCCATAATTTCAACGTCCATTAATTCGAACCCTTCCCAATAACCAACAACCAATTTATTACTCCCCTTCATCGCAATATCCGCCGTTATATATCGGCCCTCTTTACTCTTCAACCTGGCACCATCAAAACAATTGGCGAACTTATCAAAATCAAATAAATCATTTGGGTTATTGCTTACCTTCCAACGCCCTTCTAATAATTGACGCCTCGTATCTTCGTCCTGGCTTAACAGATTGCCGGGATAACTCGGATCATTCTCTAACCCCGCTTTATTATCGTAAATGCTACCAGATACAAACGTAATGGATTTTATAAAGTCCTTTGGATTCAATCCGCTTTGTTCAACCATTGGCGTAATAATGTGCTCGGCTTTTTGCATTACTTCATCATACGAATCCCCCCAAATATAATCATTACCGTATTTAATGAAGTACCGCAATACCCCGCGCCGCTCCAATATTGGAAAACCCGTTTCCGGATCAATCCACCATTTGATTAGTTTATAAACCCATGATTCCGGATCGGGGTTACATGTAGCGCGAACGAACGGCCGCACCTTACAATTGGACCGGTTACGGCTTAACAGATAAAAAAACATTGATTCACTAAAATGCGTCAATTCATCAAATCCAATAAACGGTATCTGTGCACCCTGCCAATCATATTTGTTCTTTTCATATTCCAAATGCCGAAATGAAATCTTTGTGCCTACAGGAAATTTCCAATCTAACGATGATTCGCGCGGCTCACCTTTAACAATCGGGTACAACTTCATTGACGTATCCCATAACCCGCCCTCATTCCTAATTTGCACCGATGTGCGCCGGAATATAACCCCGCCAAATCCAGGGGTGTTAACGTGCCGCAATGGATCTAATAACAATGCAAATGTTTTACCCACAAACGCCGCCGCCCCACCAATAACAATATCAGCCGGACTACTCAACGCTATTTCCTGGTACCCCCGTTGCGGTCGTATTATCGTTGTGTTTTGTTGTTGTTGGCTCATTATCAATTAGTTCGTTTTCGTTTACATTATCCTGGATGTGTGTAATATCAATTACATCCCGTTGATTATCTGGCAATTGTATTATTTGGATGTTTTGTACATTATCGCCCGTTATCTCTAATTGCTTTTTTTCCTCTGGTCTGCCAACCGCCATTTGCCATGCGTAAATTATTAACGATGGCACGCCACTACTTAACAACGCATCAAAACCCGCTTCAACGCTACCGTATTTATTCACGATGGCAGCCAACGCGGTTTCCCTAACTTTTATTTCATATTCCTTTGGCGGTCTGCCTGCTCTCTTTTTTTCCATAATATTTAATCAAATCTAAATAACCCCTAACAATTATAAAATTAACCAATCTGTGTAATATTTACCATTGTGGCACCATTACAGACGTTTTGAGCCACTTTTTGCCCTTGTTCAATTGCTTGTACTATATCGGGTGCAAATACCTTTATTTCGATTGTAATTGCGTATAACGGCATATTATTTAAATTTTCCATTTGTAACGTTTTTGTGTTTTTAATCTATACATTGCCTGAGATCTGGATATTTCCAACGCACTCATGAATTCGGCTAAGTTAGCAAAAGTAAATTTGGCTTCCATATCATAAACGGGGGTGTTGTTAAAATCCATTTGTTTATTATTCCATCGGGCAATTATTTTACCATTTTTGTAAATGGTTACCGGGTAATCTTTGATATAAAAACGTTCCTTAAATATTTCCAATATTTCCGCCTCTGTTCTGGTCGTTGTAACACAACGGTAAATATTATGATGTTTTATATCTTTCCATACTTCATAAATATCTTTTTTATCCCACAACTTTTGATCGCTTGTAATCAATGTAATCGTTTTTTTCATTTTTTCTACTTTCTATATATATATATAAATAACTACCTACCTACCAATTTATAATAAAAATAGATTACATCGATTACATACATAGTTACCAAATTGATTTCCAATGTGTTAGGATGTAACCCATTTTTAAAAAATACGTTACAAATCAAAATAAATCGGTTACATCGGTTACACTTTTTTGCTCATTTTCGCCCTTTTGCTCTATTTTGAACATTTTGAGGTTATTGTTTTGTCTGTTTTTGTAATCGATGTAATCCATCCCCAAAATCTGGGAACCCATTTGTAACCCTTTTTTAAACCGCTTCAATGAATAATCTTTACGATCAATTTCGTACCTATTTAGGTAATTTTTCCATTCATCCGACACCCCCAAACCTTGCCCTAAATGCTCTTTAATTAGATCATCGAAATAGTCCAAAAAGTCCTCTCCAAATTGCATTTTGATTTGTTTGCGTTTTAATTTGTCGCTGTTCTCTATTTGTTTTATCCCTTCATCCAAATACATTTGAACGCATATAAACATAAAATTGTAAAACCTTTGCCACTCTTCATGCTCCCATTCATCAAATAATTTGTGCCCAAAATGATCAAATGGGGTGTATTTGCTCGAAAAAAACGGCGCAAATTCCAACACCCTTTGCCGCCTTTTGGCATGTTCTGCGGTGTTTGAAATGCTATAATTAGTCGTAAATGCTATTTTGGGCGATTCATTATAAGATAAAAACAACTCATCTTTATTCTTTTTTTCAACGGTCATGCCCTCTGTAATGGTTGGGTAATACTTCTCAAAATCCACGTTTTTGGGGCAATCCTCAATTACAACCAACTTTGTGCCCAATGTTACGCGTTGAAATGCAAAGGATTTATCCGGTTTAAAGTTTTTACCATCAATTCGAACGGTTGGCACTAATTTACTGATTGCCTGGAAAAACAACCCTTTGCCCGTTCCGCCCCCCTTTGCTTCATCATCCGTTTCCTCGGCTAATATCGGCGCATATGGTCGCGCCGGATCTTTATAGCTATGCAAAATATAACCAATTAATGTCATTGCATACAAAATACGTTCCGGATCATCGCCGCTTATTTTACTGATAAATTGGTAAAACTTGCACTCTTTTAATTCAATTTCATGGTTAATTATAACCTCAAAATTTATAATCTGTGAATCCCAAATTGACTGATGGATTGCACCGTATTTGATTAAATCAATACCATCCTTTGTTATGGTTATGATGCCATTTTTAAACGGGAAATAACACTTATTTGATTCATCCCGTAATATTTCAACATCGCTTTTATCAATGTATTCAAAAAACGAATCGTTAAAAATTGAATTGGTTTGCCTCATTATTGCTTCCATTACCTCATAATGCTTTGCATCAACCAATTTTTGTTTAATAAACTTTTTTATTGATTCTGGGTACACTTCGCGCACTATTTTGTTATCCTCATGTATCAAACGGTAAATGCCGCTCCTAACATCATGAAAATATAATTGGTAATTGTTAGCGTGTAACCATTCCTGTAACATAAACCGTTGTATGGTTACGGCTCCGTTTTTGCTATACGTCCAAAACCAACCATCGTTGTTTTGTTGGCCATATACACCCGCCAATTGTTTTACTGCCTTTTTAAAATCCCCGTTGCACTCCAAAACGGCATAAATGCTAAATGGGTTGTAACCTTTATTCTCAAATACGGATGAGGTGGTGTGCGGATAAAATATGCGGGTATCTGTAAATAATACAGCCGAATGTGCCGATGTTGTGTAACCTGGGCGCAACCAATACATTTTGTTTTCGCTTTGCCCCGTTTTGGTCCATCCGTGCTTTTCTAATAATGCCACAACATCGCCGCGTTTGTTGTAATCATCCCACACGGTAACAATATCATTGTTATGTGGCAATGTAGGTAATTTGTAGTGCTCAATAATTTGGTTAAATGATTTGGCAATGCTAATTAATGTTTCCCGCTCATTGATTGATATTACCGGTATTTCTTCACGGATTTGAACGGGGTTGTAACCATCGGTTGGTGGTGCCACTACATACCCCCCATCGCCCCGCGTTTCAATCAATACGCATTGCTTAACGTTTGGGTTATCATGTAGCTCATCATCGGTTGCGGGGCGTTCTGCTAACTTTTGGTTGCCTTCTATATATTCGCACCGGTAATAAATATGATACCCGTTTGATTTGGTTTTAACAATCAAAAGTTTGTCATATAATACCGGATCGGCTGCCTTTATTTTTTCGGCGTATTGGTCAAAATCAACCCCGTATTTACAATCCACATCTATTACTTCCAAATTACCCGATACTGCGCCACATATAACCGCAATGCCTTGCACACGTGGACCGTCAAACATTTGGTTAATTTCATCCTGGGTTGGTATGCGTTGTTGATATTGCTTCCATGATACAATGGATCGTTTGGTGTTGTCAGTTGGGATGCACGATATGCCTTTGGTTGTATAATTCTGTGCGGGCAATTTCAAATTCATGTGTAAAATGTTTTAGGTTGTTAGTGGTGATGACTATAAACCCAAATTGGGTTAATTGTTTATGACGATATTTTTGTAACTCGGATAATTGGCCGCTTTCGCTTTTTACCTCTATAAATATTGTATATCCGGCTTTGTGCGCTTGTAAATCGGGCCAACCATTTTTATTAGATTGGATGATTTTAACCGGGTACCATCCCGCCGATTCCAGGTATTTTATTATTTGGTGTTGTATTTCGCTTTCCTTCATCTTTGCGAAAATAGGATAATGTGTAATCTTTTTTGTTAGAAACGGCGCGGTAAATTTTATCCTCAATGCCATTTTCCGAAAATATCCAATGCACCGCCGCTTCCTTTTGACGATCCTTTGATTGCAAACGGGCACGCACTTGAAAATATGTAATGGCCGAAAAATCAATATTAACACATACCAGGCAATCCGCCGCGCTTAAATTTATTCCTTCACGCCCGCTTTGAAACTGTGACAAAAAAACACGCTTTGATCCCTCACTTTGGAACTCTTCCGGCGATTCGGTGTAACCAACCCCCGCCAATTTAGATTGGGTGATAATAACCAACCGTTCATTTTTAAACTTGTAAAATATGGCTATTTTGTTGTTTTGCTGTTTTACGAACTTGTCAAATATGTACTCAAATTTGTACATGTCAAAAATTGCCCCTTCCGGCTCACCTTCCGGTACTTCATCAAATATAATGGTGCCCGTGTGTAATTGGTGCAACTTGTTTAATAATTTAACCTCTGTATCTGCCAATATGGTTTGGCCATATTTGCCCGTCAATACTTTGTTAATCCGTAACCGGTTAATAATGGTTTGCAACTTTTGCGGCATTGGTACGTGGTGAATGTGCTCGTTAACCAATTCAGTAAAACCCGCTTCAACCTGGGTAAATGATAAAAACAAATGGTTTGTTTTGGATTCGATTAAATCCTTTTTTGCCTCGCTGTAATCCGCAATTTGCCGGTTAAATACGTATTTAGTTTTTTTATTTACGTATGTGTTGGCCCATTTATAAAAATTAACCTCTTCAAACGGCGTAAACGATGATACAAAAAACTGATGATATAATTGGCTGTAACTTTCGGGCGATGGTGTACCAGATAGGTAAATAATCGGCAATCCTTTGCATATTTCCTTTAAATGCTTGGTGCGCAATGATACGGTTGGAAATTGCCCTAATGAATGCGCTTCATCAATTATAATTAAATCAAAATTGCATGTTACGTTGTGCAACTGCTCAAAATTGATGATGGTAATATTATAATCCGATTTATAATGCTCATAATCCGCCGTAATACTTCCAATTGCCTTTTTTTTGGTTACAAATAACACATTGGTTGCGCCGTATAATTTGGCGGTATTTAGGGCGGTAATTGTTTTACCGGTGCGCACTTGCATAGATAGGTACGCAATTTTATGCGTTTTCAATAGGTCGCACGCTTGTTGGCTTATTTGGTTTTGGTAGTCGCGTAAAATCATTGATTAATAAATTAATTTAGTTTCATAGTTTTCACCCAATATTAGTTTTAATGCATCCGGGCTAACTTTTTCCATTGTAACTGAATTTAATGTTACACCATCCTCATTTTTTACTAATAATAAAATATCATTCATTTTTTCCGTATCTCTTCCAACATCGCACCAATAATTGCGTAATAAATAATACTCATTAATTAATTTAACCGGTTGACTACAATTTGTTGCCACCTCTTCACGTTGCGTTTTAAGTTTCTCAATATATAACACCGCATCCATTAACTCTTCTTGCAAATGGGTTAAATAATCGTCGTTGTTATTATCTGCCAATGTAGTGCCGTATTTTTTAATACCAACGGCGGACCGCTCGTTAAATTTGGCAATCACTTGTTGTACTATTTTATCCATGGTTCATATTTTTTGTTTCCAATATTTCATCCAATTCCTCTTTGCCTTCCATTTTTATAATTAATTGATAAATTTGATATGCCTCTTCAAATTTTATTTTTAATGATGATGAAATAATGTTATCATTAACTTTTGTAAAATAAAATATATCACCATTCATTTTTGTTCTTTTGCAAAATTGTATTTTCATTTTGTTTCTGTTTTTTGGTTTATAATTTGATCAATAAATTGTTCGACCGCATCCAATTCATACGGCTCCAAATGAACCATTTTATCATTTATTGCCTCAATGTTGAATGATTGCGCCAACTCATTTTTAAGTATTTCACGGCTGCGCTCCGATAAATTAAACTTCATATCGTTTATTATGAAATCCAATTTATTGGAATACCTGGCAAACATGTTTTTAATACTTCCGGATGTTTCACGCTGCACATCCATTAAATACTCATTGGCAATATTTATGTGATGAAATGCCTTTGCGATTTGGTACGTTTCGCGCTTAAATAATGCCATTGGTATTAATTTTTGCGTAATCGGTGCCATCCCATAATGGTACACCTAAATATTCGGATGGGTGTGTAAATTCGGTTACAACTTCAAACGATACATGTTTAAACTCATAACGGCAATCATCGTTAAATTTCGCGTTTAATTCGGTTGTTTGTGATGGATGCACGGGGTAGGATTTTACGTACACTTCATCCTCCCAACTTGTCATTAAATGCATTCGCCAACCGGTCTGTGTTTTAATTAAGGATCCTTTCATAATGTTTGGTTTATTGTTTATTTTTTAAAAATGTGTATAACCATAATACGCCGTGCAAATACCCGTTTTGATAATCTGTTGAAATATCTTTATACATTGGTAATGTGTAAACCCTTGTTAAATCATTATATATTTTATTAAATTCTTCGTCTGAAATAAATGTATTTTGCATTTCTTTTTTATACATTTCGGTGGCAATTTTTATTTCATTTGATTTTATTATTTTGCCATAATCACTTA